TTGCGTTGTTCTCATCTGCTCATCCTTTAGTTAATGGCGCTACTAACAGCAACATTCCTTCTACTCCTGCTGATTTAAACGAAACTTCTTTAGAAGCGGCTGTTATCCAAATCGCTGCATGGACTGATGAACGTGGCTTGTTGATTGCTGCTAAACCTAAAAAGTTGATCGTTCCACCTGCATTGCAATTCGTTGCAACTCGCTTGTTGGAAACTGAACAACGTGTAGGAACTGCTGACAACGACATCAATGCGTTGAGAAACAACGGTTCTATTCCAGAAGGCTATGCTATCAACCATTTCTTGACTGATAGCAACGGCTGGTTCTTAACTACTGATGTACCTAATGGTATGAAGCATTTTGTTCGTGCTCCTATCACTAATGACATGAGCGGAGATTTTGATACGGGAAATGTTCGTTACCGTTCTAGAGAGCGTTACAGCTTCGGCTGGAGTGATCCACTTTCTATGTATGGTTCAGTAGGCGCTTAATAAAATCAAGCACTTAAAGTAAACTAAGCCCTCTTCGGAGGGCTTTTTTATGCCAAAAATAAAACTTGTTTTACTAAAATAAACCCTTATAATATTACCTGTAACGAAACCTACAGGATAATATCATGTATAGCCAATACCCAACTACCCGTAAAGAAGCCCAAGAAACTAAAGCAACTCATTACTTTACAGGACTACCTTGTAAGCATGGGCACATAGCACTGCGTAAAACTAAAGGCTCTTGTGTAGACTGCTTAAAAATAGAATGGGAAGAAACTAATGCTAAACGTGCATTATTACCAAAATCTGAAGCTAGTAAAAAGGCAGGTAAAAAATACTACGAGAAAAATAAAGAGGTTGTAAAACTAAGGGCACTAAGTAGGCCTCCAGAAGATGTTATAAAGTATAGAGAAACATGGAAAGTTGCTAACCCTGAACTAGTGGCAGCAAATAACAAACACCGCAGAACCAAGCACAAACAAGCTACACCTAAATGGCTTACACAAGAACACAAAACTGCAATCAAACAATTCTATTTAGATGCTATGCTTGTAAGTAAAGTCACTGGAGTACCCTATGCTGTAGATCATATTGTACCGCTTCGTGGTGAGCTTGTTAGTGGCCTTCATGTACCTTGGAACCTAGCAGTTATAACTCGTGAAGAGAATAGCAAAAAATCTAATAAAATAAACTTGCACGAATAATAAATCCGTAGTATAAGTACCCTAATACCCGGAATATCCGGCTTGGTAGACTGCCCGGGCAGACGCATAGAAGACGACCAAGCTTATACTTTCTATGAAGGAAATCGCTATGTCACGTACTACTTTCTCAGGCCCAATTAAAGCTGGCACCATTGCAAACAACACCTATAAAAATGTAGGTTTTGTACAAATGATACAAGTGGTTACATTTACTGAAAACGTAACCACTTCAAAAACAATCTATCTACCAGCTGGTGCTAGGATTAATAATATAAGTTTCATTACTTCTACTGGCTATACTGCAACTACTGCAGGTGTAACTGTTGGTAACGTAGCTGCTGGAACCCAGTACGCGGCGTCTTCAAGTGTTCTTACAGCAGCTAATGCTTTAGCTGTACCAACTGTGCTTTGGCCTATAACCCCCACTTCTTTAACCTCTGCTGATACTGGAACTGCGCCTGTTAGTACTGTTGTTGCTACTCTTACTCTAGGTACGCCTGTTACTGCGGGTATTACTGATGTGGTAATTGAATACATGCAACCTGATGACCGTAACACTGCGTTCACTGCATAATAATTAATCTGATGGGGGCGAAAGCCCCTTTCTTTAAACTTTAGGAGATTAATTATGGCTATGCAAACAGACGTCAAATCGGCTCACTCCAGTGCCTCTGTAGCATCAGGTGGTGAGTTGATGGTATCAGGTCGATACCGTATGAAGAGTGTTGTTATTGGTGGCGGAGTAGGTGCTGGTACAGTTACATTTAGAGATGGTTCTGCTACAGGCCCAATTCTGTTAATTCTAGACACAGGCACAAATTCTAACTTAAGCAGTGTACTAATGCCCGGACAAGGCATATTGTTTAATATTGGTATGTTTTATGTCCCCGGAACTGTGGCACCTTTGGGTGTAACTGTAGTATATGGCTAAGGTATGGAACATTGTAGAGAAGATGATCCGGCAATGCAAACAGTAAGAGAACTTGCTACTCATAGTGCAGATATAAGGCACCTTCAAACTGACATGGATAAAATAACTAAAGACATGGAAGAGATAAAGGACGCTATTAGAGAAATAAGCAAAACTTTATCTGAAGCTAAAGGTGGTTGGAAGTTATTACTAGTAGTCGGTGGTATTGGCGCATCTGTAGCTACTCTTATTACTTGGTTTATTGATATGGTTAAACACTAATGGCTACTAAAAAAGCTCCAGTATTATCAGTTGGTAGAGGGGAAAAGTTACCTGTGTCTAAGGGCGCAGGTTTGACTGCAAAAGGTAGACAAAAATATAATGCAGCTACAGGCTCTAATCTAAAGGCTCCTCAACCAGAAGGCGGTCCAAGAAAGAAATCATTTTGTGCCAGAATGAGCGGTATGCCGGGTCCTATGAAGGACGAAAGCGGTAAACCTACACGAAAAGCAGCCTCATTAAAAAGGTGGAAGTGCGGTGCCAAGTAAATCAAAGAAACAACATAACTTTATGGAGATGATTGCTCACTCTCCTAAAATGGCGAAAAAAGCGGGTGTTCCGCAATCGGTAGGAAAAGACTTTGCTGCCGCTGATAAAGGTAAATCATTTAAAGTAGGTGGTAAGATGGCAGCTAAAAAAGTTGATTTAAAGAAAATGTTTAAAGGTAAAGAGTCTGTAAGTGAAGAGCTTAAAGAAGCTAAAGCTATTAAGTCTGGTAAGATCACTCCTATGCAGTACGCTAAAGGTGAAAAGGCTGAACCTGCTAAAAAGATGAAAGCTGGTGGTAAATGCTATAGAGCTGGTGGCTTTGTAAAAGCTGCTGATGGTTGTGCAACTAAAGGTAAAACTAAAGGTAGGTTCGTATAATGGCTGAGCAAAAGAAACTAAAAGTAAAAATGAAACCCGGTGTAAGCAAAGCCACACCTATAAAAACTGCGTCTAGTGGAAGTAAAGATGTAGCTATTAGAAGAGCTAGTGATGTTGCTAAAACAGCGTCTGGTAGTGGAGGTAATAAACCACCTATAAAAACTAGTGCTACTGCGTCTAGTGGAAGTAAAGATGTAGCTATTAGAAGAGCTAGTGATGTAGCTATTAGAAGAGCTAGTGATGTTGCTACTAGAGGTAGTAATGCTAGAACAATGAAAGATGTATCTGAAGTAGCTAGTAAAACTGGTAGGGCTGCGTCTTTAGGTAGATTAGCTACTGGAGCAGGTTTATTAGCTTATTCTAAAGATGCAGGAAAGGGGAGTGATTTTAAAGGTACTAATGAACGCCCAGCACCTTATTCTGGTTTAAATAATGAACCTAAACCAGCTCCTAAAGTAGAACCTGTTAAAGCAGTAGCCCCTAGAGCAGTGTCTCGTAAAGCAGTTGATACAGGCAAAACGGATAGACTAGCAGCATATAACGAATGGGTAAAATCTAATCGTGACCCTATGAGTCAATTAGCTAAAGATAGAGGCGTATTAACTGAGGCTAATACTCCAAGTGACTCACCTGTTAAAATGAAAAATGGTGGTTCTGTTAAGTCTAAAATTGATGGCATTGCCCAACGTGGTAAAACTCGTGGTAGAATCTGCTAATGAGAGCTTCACGAGGCATGGGCGACATTAACCCTAGTAAGATGCCTAAAGGTAAGAAGATTATCCGTAAGGACGATCCTAATGCTGTAGAGATGTATAAGAAAGGGGGAGTAGCTAAAAGCTTTCCTCCTCTTACTAAAAACAAACGGGCTAAGAAATGACCACTACTGGAACTGCACTATTTAATATAGACCTCTCAGAAATAATTGAAGAAGCCTTTGAACGTGCGGGCTCTGAACTTCGTAGTGGTTATGACTTTAAGACAGCCAGACGTTCTCTTAACTTACTCCTGATAGAATGGGGTAATAAAGGTATAAATCTTTGGTGCGTGGAACAAGGACAGATTGTGCTTAATACAGGTGTTGCAACATACCCACTGCCTGTAGACACCGTTGACTTATTAGACCATGTAATACGTACAGGTTCAGGTCAAAACCAATCCGATATAACTATATCAAGAATTTCAGGTTCTACTTACTCGACAATTCCTAATAAGAATGCACTAGGTAAACCTATCCAAGTGTGGATAAACAGACAATCAGGAGCAACAACTCCTACAGGTGCAGCTAGTCCAACGATCAATGTGTGGCCTACACCGCAAGCTCCTGATTCCCAATATACATTCGTGTACTGGCGCTTAAGAAGAATGCAAGACGCTGGTAATGGCGTTAATACGCAAGATATACCTTATCTCTTCTTACCTGCGCTCGTAGCTGGCTTAGCTTATTATCTATCTATGAAGCTTCCGGGTA